ATGTATGTCCGTATAGATGACTTTCCAGAAGACTGTGAGCAAGAAAGAGTAGCCGACGTTCAGATCGAAGAACACGATCTTTGGAGCCTAGACTCTACGCTGGCTATGGTTATACTTGCTGCTCTGAAAAAATTCAAAGAAGCTCAACAAAATCCATTTGCTGGAACCCCAGGTAAAGTCTTTCATGAAGTTGAAGACGAAATCTACGATTGCAAAACTATAGACATGTTTGATCTTGAAGAAAGAGAACTGTTGGTCCAAACGGCAGCTCAGCGTCGGTGGGGTGAAATTCTTGACAAGATGATCTGGTCTTTTGAAAATATTGTCAACGAAGGTTGGGTTGACCTTCCTTTGGATGTTGACAGTCAACGGAAGATCAGGGAATATGAGGCGAGGCTCCAAGAAGGTATAGACCTGTTCGCTCGATACTTTCGTTCCCTATGGATCTGATCTACCGTAAGTTATTGATTCTATTAGAGTTCCTAAAAGTTCACTCAGGGAACCTTTTCTTTCTAAATCAATAACTTACGAGTTCCCAGCTTCCTACTTTCTTGTTTTACCCAGCCTTCCCGCCGAGAACCCCTTAGAACCAAAAGTTTTAAGGGGTTTCGTGCATATGGAACGATTTACTTTTGTCCCAACTTATGGTAATATAAAATTTGAAATTACCTCTAAACGGAGCAGACTAAATTGGCAAAAAGAAAACAAATGGGATACGTCGAGCGTGGTGCCAGGCTTGCAATCGGCGCATATATTGGCAGACAGATTATCCGTACTTGGCAATGGGTCTGGCACAAAATATTAGTTGGCATATGCATATGGCTAATGATAGTGTCTGGCGATGCGATAAAAGCTGATCAAGCAAAGCGTCAAGGGCAGCAAACGGCTGCAGTTTCCCATAGATGACCTAAGTTATTGATTTTATTAGATATAACTTTTGGTTATTACAATCCCCTGCATATAGCAAATCGGTATAAAAAAGGGCTTTACTTCTCGTCCATATAAGGTATACTTGTATGTATGAAAAGTAAGGAGTTTGCTATGACTGCTAAAGAACTTATCCGATACACAGGAATAACGATACTGTATTTCTCTCCTGTGCTGGTGCCCTACATATACTCCATTATGACTGTGAGCCAATAATCAATATGAACGACATTATATACGACGTACTGGAACAACTTGCGGCAACGAACTCTCGCAAGGAAAAGGAAGCGATCCTAGAATCCCAGAAAGGCAACACGCTTCTGATGCGAGTTCTTCGGACAGCATACGACCCTCATCTGAATTTCTGGATCAAGAAGATTCCAGAAGTCAAGCAAGAGTATTTCATTAAGATTTCCCTACACCACGCACTGGATAAACTAGATGACATCGTTAACAGAACTGTTACAGGCAATCAAGCAATTAATAGACTCGCTCGCATTCTTGGTGAGTTAAGTTTTAAGGATCGTGATGTTCTTGCAAGAATTATTCAGCGTGACCTTCGCTGCGGTGTATCTGAGGCTACTATCAACAAGATTTGGAAAGGTCTTGTTCCAACTTATCCTTGCTTGCTCGCTTCTTCGGATGATCCTAAAGCGAGAGCAAAAGTTAAGTTTCCCGCATACGCACAAGAGAAGTGCGACGGAATGCGAATCAACGCTATTGTTAAGAACGGAGCAGTGACGTATAAATCCCGCAACGGAAAGACCGTTGATTGCAATTCCGATGTTCTTGACAGTCAAGTATTGACTATCGCTTCCTACTTTGATGGATCTGTTGTTCTTGACGGCGAACTTCTTGTATGGGACAATGCAACAGACGCTCCAATGTCAAGGAAAGTCGGAAACGGAATTTGCAACAAGGCAATCAAGGGAACTGTTTCTGAGAAAGAAAAGAACCTGTTCGTGATCTGCGTCTGGGATGCAATTCCAGTCAAGGACTTCGAGAAAGGATCTTGCTCTGTTTCATACGACAAGCGCAAGCAGAGTTACGAAAACGCTTTTGAGTTGGCTTCGTTTGCAGTTAGTCGAGTATTTCCCGTTCGCTCCTGGAAGATTGATTCTTGGGACAAAGCGAAACAGATATACTCGGACGTTGTCGCTCAGGGCAAAGAAGGTCTGATTATCAAGAACACCAAAGGCATCTGGGAAGACAAGCGTTCACCAGATCTATGCAAAATGAAGGAAGAGATAGAAAATGCACTTGTTGTTGTCGATTGGGTTGAAGGAACTGGAAAGTACAAAGGAAAACTTGGTGCTCTCGTGTGCGAAAGCGGTGGCAATAATCCTGTTCGTGTATCTGTAGGATCAGGATTCTCCGACGAAGAACGAGAGACGATTACTGCCAAGAACATTATAGGTAAAATTATCTCGGTGGTCTATAATGAAATCATCACTGCGGAAGACGGTACTAGATCATTGTTTCTTCCAAGATTCGATCAGATCAGAGAAGACAAGTCTGTCCCAGACAGTTTGTAGGAACGTATTTTTCTGTACTGTTATTTTGCCAGTTGCAGGAACTGTTGCGTTTGTTGGAATTGTTTATTGCGCATACAAAGGATCTATTAAGATATGAGTTGTTCTCCAAAATATCGTCGAATGTTTATGAACATGGCGTGGGAGGCTTCTAGACAATCTTACGCCACTAGATTGAAAGTTGGGTGCGTCGTTGTCAAAGACGATCGCCCTCTTGCTCTCTCGTACAATGGAACTCCACGTGGTTGTGATAACTGCTGCGAACATCACCACGAAGATGGAACTACATCGACAAAAGACGAAGTCCTGCATGCAGAACAAAACGCAATCATTCAGATGGCGACCTGCAACGAATCAATTTCCGGCTCGACGATGTTCGTGACACACGCTCCGTGTATGCAGTGCGCAAAGATGATCGTACAAGCTGGAATAAAAGAATTGTTTTTTGAGCAGGAATACCGTATAATGGACGGTGTTAGTTTCCTTCTTAGAAACAAAGTCATTGTAGTCAAAATGCCATCAAAATATGAGGAACAGTTATGCTTGTCGGAATAGCAGGTCCAGCCCGAGCAGGAAAAAACGAAGCTGCGAAAGCGTTGATTTATTCAAATTATGATTTTGTTGAATACTCATTCGCCGCTCCGATGAGGCAATTTATGATATCCATCCTAGGTCTATCTGGGCTGGAGGAACTCGATCTCATCAAAGAGAATCCTCATCCCCTACTTGGTGGGAAAACGCCGAGATTCGCGATGCAGACCCTTGGAACAGAGTGGGGTCGCAAGATGCTTTCTGACAGTCTTTGGGTTGATATTTGCATCAACAAAGCACTCAAGATGCAACACGCAGTAATTTCTGATCTTCGGTTTGACAACGAAGCACTTGCTATTGTCAACAACGGTGGATTCATCATTCGAGTGAATCGCCCTGGAATCAAAATTGCCGAGTCCAGCCATTCATCAGAAGCTGGCATAGATGATAAGTATGTTTCGTACGAAGTTGTCAATGATGGTTCTTTGCAAGAATATCATAGCAAAATCATCAACATCGTAGAAGAACATATTAAATTCAAATATTCGATTGCAAGCGGAGAATAACTTGAGCAATTTACAACGAGTCAGAGAATTCATGAAAGCGTTTGGACAAAACGCTCCAGACTATCCAGAGATTCCTTCCCAGGAAACCCTTGCATTGCGTTATGAGCTGATCCGAGAGGAACTTGAGGAGTTTGACGAGGCTATCAAAGAAAACGATCTGGTGGGGATGGCAGACGCTCTAGCAGACATTCTCTATGTGACTTATGGTGCGTTGGCTGCTCTTGGTCTTCCAGGCGATAAACTGTTTGAGGAAGTCCATCGTTCGAATATGTCAAAACTTGGACCAGACGGGAAACCGATCTATCGTTCAGATGGAAAAGTGATGAAAGGTCCAGACTATAGCCCGCCAGACTTAAAAGACATTGTAGACAGATACTGCCAAGCAGGAGAGTTTCTTCGTAGGGTCAACGAGATTGGAATGACTCTTCGAGAAGACCCTTCTAGTGGATGGGAAAGATCTGAGGCATGAAAAAGGGGCGAAAGCCCCCTTTTTGTTTAATCAGAAAAACTTCTTACATCGACGTCTAACCAATTATTGTCTACCACGTATTCCATTTGACTAGAACTAACAAGCGAAGAACCGATAGTTCCAGAGTAAATTTCTGTTACAGCGGTTATGTTATTGTCTTTGAATATGTTGATTACGAATTCAAGGACACCAGCGCCAGTGAACGAAGCGTTGATAAAATTGTTGTTGTAGCTGTACGACGGCAACCAGTTCTTAACAGCAAGATCCCCACTCAATACTCTGTATCCAATATCAAAGCTATAACCATCGCTTACAAACTGAAATCCAGTTTTGTCTTCAATGGGGTTGTTGAAACGAAAATTCCCATAGAATTCCTCCGTTTGTTCCATGACATCAGAAGGAGAATCTGGTGTTGTTGCGTTGAGTTTTTCAATTTCCGAAGCAACAATAGCCTCGATCATTTGAGCAAGATTATTTGAGTCAAAGCTGTTTACAACTTGTGGCACAATAGTCGAAACAACAGTCTTGAGCATTTCGGTTTCTTGTGAGGTTTTGATAATTTGTTCTGTGACTGTGGAGATGCTATCAGTTACCAATTTTCCGATTTCTTCTTTTACGTTGTTGACATCAGAAGCGATTTTTTGATTGGTAGAAGCGATTCCGACATAAACATTGTTGAGTCTTTCGTTGAACATGTTAGCAAGACCAACTAGAGATTCTACTGTCGCCTTTGTAGAAAGTTCATCGAGCATGAATTTTTTGTTCTTTTCTTGCATATCTGCTACTTCTCCTATTTTATCAGACAACTCCTTTTTGGTTGCAAACATTCTGTTCGCTCTGCCTTCTAGTTCAGAGACGATTTTGTCTGTTTTGGTGATTACTTTGTCATAGACTGTGCGGGTGATAAATTTGATAACATCATTGAAAATCATTGCGATAACCTCTTTTTCGGGAATAAAAAAGGGGAGCCGAAGCTCCCCTTTGCCTCTTGAACTATTTAGTTCAGGCGTCGATAGCGGATTCAACAACAGACTTTAGAACTGCAGTCTTAGGCTTTTCAGAAATTTGAACAACTACAAGGCTCTTGATGAAAGGAAGAACGATGGGTTGAGCAACAGTTTCGCGACCGATAACGATTTTGGCGATATCGATAAGGTTAGAAGGAGTTAGACCAGAAGTCTCAACAGCAGCCTTGACCCAGTCAATACCATATTGGATCTTACCTACGATGCCGTCAACTTTGGCTTCAACTTTGTCTTCTACTTGATCAACTTTAGCCTTGATAGATTCAACCTTGGCTTGGGCGCTGTCGATAGCCTCTTGGAACTTGGCTTGAGCGCTGTCAATGGTCTCAGCAACGTTGGCTTGAGCGTCGTCGATTTTGGTTTGGATTTGCTTTACTTTAGACATGGTGATTACCTCTCGATGATAAACTATAGTTTGGTGTTTCTGTGGACTTACGTTTAATCCACAATTACTATTTAGTAACTGTGTGCGATTATTCTATGTGTTTTTGGTACAAAAGTAAAATAATTTTGTAATTTTTTTCAACATCCTACATCTGCTATTTCAACGACGGGTGGAATCGTTAAAAAACCGTCGGTCTTTGGAGAACGATAGACTATGCTACAGTTTTCTATGTCTACTGTTCCTGGAACATAAATTCTTGCGTATTCCTCGTTGACATAAAATTCAAATTCTTCTACACCAGCTGCATATATGATTCCGCTAGGGACTGGGTATCCTCTTATCACTGCAACTTCTTCTCCAAGAAGATCAACATACCCATTCTTTTCGCGCTTCATCAGATACAATCCACGAACATAATGAGCCGAAGCCCTAATTGTAGATGCTGTGTTATGTAGAACTGCTTTCCTGGCAGCCCCAGAGGTGTCTGAAAATTTTGGGATGGCAACGGCAGACAAGACAGAAACTATTACAATGACAAATACCATCTCTATGAGAGTAAACCCAACTTCTTGTTTTCTCATAAATAGCACTTTTGAATAAATAGAGGGGTAAAGTGCAGTCACTAGCTTTCGTTAATATTTACTATTTATAGCTGAGGTAATTGGCAATGCCTATGAACGATAATAACAAACCAGATATCAACATCAACGTCAGCACTGGAGATGTCTCCACTGGTTCTGTTGATAACCAAAGATTCGACTTGACAGACGGCATTAACACTCAAGCCGAAGCCGAATATGACATGGAAAACAAAAAGCTATCTACAAGAAAAAAGATGGCTTGGTTTTCTCTAGCTGGAATACTAGGGGTATTGATCGGATGCTTCGTGATGTATTTCTGGAAGTCTTTTGACTTGGAGAGATTCAACTCGATCAGACCATTGATTGAAACTTGTGTGTTCTCTCTGACTTCCATCGTCGGATTCTTCATTGGAAGCCAGACTTTTGCTGATTCGAAGTGGGCGAAAGACTCTGCTGAACAACATTGAAAAGGGGTCTAGAACCCCTTTACTTTTATTTTGAGTTACAGTAAAATTAGACTGTCGTCGTTAAGGTACTATATAATTTATATAGAGTATTTTAGAGGTAACAGAGCTAAATATGTTAAACCCAATATCACCAGATAAATTGGAATTTTTCGAGAAGAATGTTTTTGGAATACTGAGAGATGATCCTCCATCAGTATTGAATACAACCTTTACGTTAGAAGACCATGCAATGGCTGCTATCATAAAGAGATGTACAGAGGTATATAACAGAATTCTAACTGAGCGTGAAACAATTACAGAGAAGCATTTGGCGATTGTGAGCACCATTGTTAGTTTAGTATGCGAAAAGGCACTGCTTGAGAAAGTCATTCAGAGCCGAATTGATGAGAACTCGTCACAAAAGGAGAGTTAAAATGGTTTCCAGTTCCTATCATCTCACAACACAGATAAATGATTGGTTCTTTTTCTTGCTTGCGATTCCAGTCGTTACATTATTGCTGGTGTCAGAATATTTTGGAATGGTCAATCTCAATCTGAAGTGTTTTGATCTAGTGCAAATTCTGAAATCTAAACAATCAAGACATGCAGCCGAATGGTTGGTTTCTAACCATTTGATTCCGAAGAAGACATTGAAATACTACGAAGATGTGTTTTGAGTAGAGGTTAAAATTTATACTAACTATATAATAATGCGTATCGTATTCGATCTGAGTGTTACGCCTACCAAGTTTTATGCAGTTTTACCAAGAGGCGATTTATTATGATGGACAAGAATGCTGACCTGAAAAAGATCATACAAGAATTTTCTATTGCTATTCCTAACATTCCATATATTCCTATTTTCTGTCTCCCATATTCGAACGATGAACGCCACGAACATAGAAATTGGGATAAGTTCATCAAGCTTGAAAAAGATGTTCCTCATCCAGTAGGCATACAAAACGTCCACCCAGAGCGTTGGTTCTTCTGTAATGGTGTTGTCTCTGACAAGAGTGGCTGGAAACTTCAAGCTGATTACATCTCTGAGCTTTTTGGCAAGAAAGTAGAGGCTTTACACAATCCAACAGATACAATTGTTGTAGACCTTATTGAATGTATGGCTGGAAGAGTATGGAATAAGGCAGAAGCTGCAGCTAAAAAGTATGTCAATATTCTGGAGCCTATTCTTCGTAACGGCGAAGAAGTTCATATAATTGCATACTCACAGGGTGGAATCACTCTAGGTAACGCTCTGAAGATTTTACACAAGAAAAATGTTGACACTTCCAAGCTTTCAGTTTATACTTTCGGAAGTGCTCATGACTTTTTTGATTTCGATGGAAAGTTGTATTCAGAACATTTTGGCAACAAAAATGATTATGTTGCAAGAATAGGTGTGCTATCATATGGCGCAGGACAAGCCAAAGTTTACGAATCCGATAATTATGGGCATTTTTTGAACGCTCATTATCTTTCAAATTTTGTCAAAGGCGACTACTGTGGAGGTGAATCGAAACTATACTCTTACTTGAAAAGGTAAATTCATAACATGAGATCATTTAGCCATGAAAATCAGAATGCTTCAAATCCTTCTGATTCTTCTGCTATCATATTGCGCAACAAACACGTTGAGAATATTCACGCAAGATAGCGAAGTAAATCCAGAAGTACAACCCGCTGTGCAAAAACTCCCTGTTGTTGTTTTATATTCAAACAGGGAATCGTTAGCAAAATCAACTCTGAGCGAAAAAGAAATCCAGTGCGTATCAGACATGGTCTACAAGGAAGCTGTTGGCGAAGGAGTCAACGGTTGGGTCGCTGTCATACACGTTGCGCTGAATCGCAAAGAAAGTGAAGACTTCCCCAAGAATGCATGCGACATAATATACCAGAGAAAGGGAAAGGTCTGCCAATATTCCTGGGTCTGTTATCGTCACAACAACTACGCATACAGGAATTCCGAAGAGTATTCACAAATAACAACCATAGTAAAAACCATTGCGATGGTGTCTAATCGTTCCTCTATAGATCCAACCAGAGGAAGTTTGTATTTCAAAAGATACGACACCAAAAACAAATGGTTTGTAGAAAATCTTCGTCGTGTAGCTAGAATAGGAGACCATGAGTTTTTTGTAGAAGGTTAAATACTCGTCTATAGACACGCCAAAAGAGGGTTCTCCTGTGTTGCTAGAAACGGTAAACTTCCCTAACATACTACAAAAAATACGACAAGCAAAAACCATTCAAAAAGAAGTTGTTACGACAACTTCTCTTTTTGAAACCGCCAAAGGAAGTCTTGCTTCTCTAGGGATCAAGACTTCCAATCTAACAAAACTCGTACACCAAATAAAAACTTCCAATCTACAACTAGGTCAGGTGTTTTTCAAAAACACCTCTGGTGTTCTTTCTATAAATCCAACACAGATAAGTCAACAGTTAGATTCTGCAGTAAGACCAATCATCGAGCCTTTGCTTGTTAGAGACATTACAGATAAAGGGCTGGAAATCTCCAAGAAAGCACAAGTCGCTTCTATAGAGAAACAGATGCTTGTGTATGGAATGAAGAAAACCGAGTTCTATGATATTCTAAACAAAATCACCTCTACAACCACACAGTTGAACTATTATGTGTACTCGAAGGACGGATATCTTTTGGAAACTGGGGACGTAGAGAATCCTTCTAGTTACATTGAAGAAGATTCAACTATAATCCTGAAGTTTGAGGTTGTTGGAACCGAAGGATCTTTGTTGATGGATTCTAGCCTGACTAGCGAAATTTCTGGAGCGAATGTCAGTTCTATGGGGGTTTCTTCGGTAGAAGTTGTTGATGGAAGAAACGCTGCCAAATTTGTTGGGTTGACTACTTGGAATATCGCTATAAACTCCATAGGAATTACTTCTGATCAAAGATTTGTAGATGTAGAGGATACATTTGTGTTGGAAATGGATTTCAAACTAAAGAAATCCGAAGAAGTAGAAGCGTATTCGTTTATGCGTTCTACTATAGTGAACGTGTATTCTCTGTTTGTTCTACAGATAAAAAAAGAATCAGGTCAGGCAGCGGGAAATTTTGATTTGGTTCTCTCTACAGGATCATATTCGGAACTTCGCATAGATAACCAAATTCAGACAGACCAATGGTACAAATTAAAAATATCTTTCTGGTACGACAGCGTAAACGCTGCATACAGAAAAGAGATGAAATTAACAAATATTTCAACAAACGAAACTAGAATCGCTAGAAATTATTATAGCGCATATGTTAACAATATAACTTCTACTGTTATGTACGTTGGGTTTACTTTCTCAGATTTAGCCGCCTTTGTTAATTCTGACAATGTTAATATAGAATCCCAGCAAGAAAAACAACCAATTCTGTACATAGACAACTTTTCTGTCAAAACAAGCAATGTGTTTGATTCTCCTCAGATAGTAGAAGGGTTCGATCAGACGAAGACCTCTCCAAAAATTTCAATATCAAACTCCAAGCAAAATTTGGCGTTGAATTCTAGCTCAACCACTTGGGTTTCTTCTGTTTCGGAAAAATCTGCGTACACAGGTAGGAAGTATTTTGAAGTAAAAAACCTAGCAAACGAACAAAATTGTTTGGTTGTAGGATTGATACAAGAAGAAATGAACAACCTAGCGGCAGATTTCTATCCAGGAAAATATACAAACTCTTTCGGAATCGTTCCTAACAGAGCAGTTGGTGTTATAACCTATGGTGGGTATGGCAGCACAGGACAATATGATTCTCGCCCTGCGTTAGTACCAATAGAAGCTGGTGGTATTGTAAGAGTTGCTGTTGATTTTGACATGGGTGTTGTTTGGTTTGGAGTCGGAGAAGATTGGGCTTCTTATGAACCACCATCTATTTCTCTAGGTTCTTCTTCGTACGCTTCTTACTCGTTTACTGTAAACCAAGCCATGAAAATATGTGTTGCTCTCAAAGGATCTCTCGAACAGATCAGTCTAAACGTCGGAGCAAGACCATTTGAATTCCCAGTTCCAGAAAGATTTGTTGCTTGGGGCGACATAGGAGTTATCTAAATGACAATAATAGTAGCAGACAAGCAATTACTAGAAGCATACATCCAAGAGTGTCTGGATCTTAGAACAGCAATAAAAGAAACTGTTGATCTTATTGCAGACAAAGAAGCAGAGTTAGTTTCAGAAGGATTCAAGAAGCCGAACATAAAGTCTCTTGTAGCAGCAATCAAGAAATCTAACAAACAACTTTCTGAAGTGTTTTTCAAGAACACAAATGGAACGATTTCTATATCTCCTACACAGACAAACGAAACCCTTGATAGTAACATAAGAGCAAAGCTATCTCCTCTGATGAGCAAAGATATAAGTTCTTCTGCTGCTGAACCAATAAAAGCAAAACTTCTTTCTGATAAAATAAAACTTTCCAAGAATTATGGAATCGATTCTGTTTCATTCAAAATGATGGTTGACAGGAATTCTTTCGACGAAGATCTGTTCTTGAAGGATTCTATACTTAATATGATATTTTCTAAAGGGTTCAGCTTCAAAATCCAATAAATACCGAACAATAAAGACGAGAGGTTTTCAATAATGTTGTTAGAGATATTGACGCTAGAAGCTGTAAAGAATATTTTCGGACAAGCAAAATCCCTTCACATAGAGATCAAACAAACAGAAGAATATCTAAACACAGCGACTGAAAACTTCCAGGCGGCGGGGTTCAATAAATCTTCGGTTAGAAAACTTATCATTTCTATCAATCAGAGCCAAACTCCATTATCAAATACGTTCTTTAGAAATAACAACGGAACTATAGCAATTTCTCCTACTGTTATTGATGCTTCTCTAGACTCTCAAATAAGATCTATTCTCTCTCCTCTTGTTGGGAAAGACATTGGCACAAGTTCTATAGAGAATGTAAAAAAGAAACAAATAACGGATCTATACAACAATGAATTGAAGCCCCTTGGAGTAAAGAAACCCAATTTCGATAAGATGCTAAAACATTCTTACGAAGTACGAAATCCTCTAAATTATTGTTTCATAACATCTCAAGGATTTATAGGAACAATACAAGACAAAGAAGAATGGTATCAATCAGGTGGGGGAGGAGGTCCCATTTCAACAGGAAGGGAATATTTCCTTACTTCAGACAATCAAGTAGCATTATCAGATAGTGATATTTTTATATGTGGGATTAGATACAATTCCCCCGCTTCAATAGAAAACGGAGTTCGTATCTTTGATTTACAAAAACTTTTACGGTGGGATGATGATAATCTTGATAATACAATGGATATACTTTCTGTGTATGCCGCACAAATATCGGCAGCAATATTCTTTAACCCAAATCACACTACAGAAGGATCTAGTGGTCCTAATCTTCCTGTATCAATAAACAAGTTTAGCCAACAAATTAACCCAATTGCCACAACACCAGAGTTTAGTTCAGATCCATTATCTATACTTAACCCATACAAAATACCAGAAGAGACGGTTTCTAGATATAAATTTTTGGTTGGTGATAAACAACTTAAATGCATTGATGACTTTCTCGTTGAACATGGATTCTTGGGTGGTGGTTCTTATGAATATGATGCTACAGAAGAACAAAGACAAATTTTCAAATCGTTAAATTTCTTACAATTAGAAGACGTAATAAATTTGGATACTTGGTTGACGCTTAATAGCGACCAGGAAACATTTCTACCTTGGGAATCTCAAGCATTTTCATTCCCTATCTACGTTCTAGATACTCAGACAAACACCTCATACTTCTGGAAATACATAAGTTTCAAACTGAGATATACTCCTGATACACAACCAGATGATTCTTGTAGCTCTTCTTGGATAAGTTCCTGTAGTTCATCGTGTGGTTCTTCTTGTGGAAGTTCTGGTTCTTCTTCCTCAGGAGATCTACCAGATCTATCTTCTATTTCGTTCGATAATCTTGGTTCGTACTACTCAATCATTGGGGACGTGCCTTCTTATGCTACCCAAGAAGGAAACTTTACTACAATAGAAAACAACCCAGATCAAACAAACCTTCTGTATTCTGGAGTTTCTACATATCAACTAACTCTTGGTCTGCTAGGAGTCCAATCAGACATTTCTAACTTGACTGCATATTTCAACATATACAGAATGGATTCTGAATCCGGAAATATTCTTTTGGTATCAACTGCAGGAACAATATATCAATCTGACAATCTATGGAAGGCGAGAACAACAATAACTACATCTGATGGTACACTTCTAAGTAACACAGGAAACTATGCTATGGAAGTATACATCCAAGAAGAATTGATTGGCTGGGTGAATTTCACCGTTGCCCTTCCTTGATATAGGTGTTTAATTGACTCTTTCAAATGTAAAATTATTTGTAGCAACTCCCATGCACGATGGAACGGCGCATGGGATCTACATTAGATCTGTTCTTGAACTACAGAGTCTCTGTTCCAAACTTGGCATAGAGACTCGTTTTATGTACATCTTCAAAGACGCAATAATATCAAGAGCAAGAAACTATCTTGTAGAAGAATTCCTAGAAACCGACTTCACTCATTTTTTGTTCATTGATTCTGACATTGGATTCAGAGCATCTGATGTTATTTCCATGATAAAGTCTAACGTAGGAGTTATCGGAGCGGCGTTTCCAAAGAAAACTATCAGATGGGACAGAATAAAAACTGCTGTAATAAAAAACCCTTCCATAAGCGAACACGATATGGAAGCGTTCGGAGCAGAATTCGCTTTTAGTGGAGATAATAGAGTAAACCTAAGTTCTCGTAATGAGGTCGTTGAAGTTGGTACTGCTCTTTTTATGGTCAAGAGAGAAACCTTCGCTAAAGTAAAACAAGAATATCCAAATTTAACATTCAAAGCACATTCTGTGCTTGCAAAAAACAAGACGGTGACTTGTTTCTTTGACGCTAGACTTGATGAAGAAACTGGAAGGTATATGTCTGAGGGATATTGGTTTTGTAAACTTTGCAGAGGTATTGGTGAGAAGATTTATATGTACCAAGCGGCAGAAATAGAACACGCTGGATTACACTTCTTCAAAGGCGATATAAAGTCAATATCCAAGCACTCTGATAGGGTATAAATAATTCGACAAATGTATCAAACGATATGGAACTTGCCTAATGAGTCTAGAATTTCTTGATTTTAGCCAAATAAAACCCATCCTTGACCAAGCATTAATTGTCCAAGGAGAAATCAGACAGACAGAAAATCAGGTCAAAGAAGTAGAGTCAATCTTTTCTTCTATGAGTCTTGGTAAAACTAATGTCAGGAAGCTAATTGCTGATGTTCGTGCTCAGATATCAAAGGGAATTGATATCCAACAAATATATTTTAAGACCAATAACAACTCTATTTCTGTATCCCCCACTCAAATAAATTCAAGCCTAGACACAACCATAAGACAAATCATACAAAATTGTCTATCAAAAGATATAACAGCTTCGGCGATAGAACCAGTTAAAAGAAAACAAGTTCAAACTATAGGTGCTACTCTAAAGCAACACGGCATAACCAAGCAGATATTTGACAAGATAATTGTTCTTTCTGGTATGGATTTTGCTGAGAATTACCTGATTAAAGTCATAGACAACTATTTGCTTGAAGTCTCAGAATTTTCCATGGATGGAGGTGGTGGGGAAGAGCCACCAGAGCCTGTACAGGTTGTCGAACCAATTTCTGTAGTCTACATGGAATATGGAGAAATCGCCTTAAATCCATATAATATGTTTTCAACTAACGTGTTTGTTGTAGTGCCAACTGAATTGGATGATAACAATATTGGACAAAATGTACATGGGATGAAGATAAAATTAGAAATATACAATGAATCCGAACAATTTGTTGATGTGTTATTTCTAACCAATTTCGTGGTGCACTCTCCTTCTCCCGAAGAAGCCAATTCCATCATAGAAGAAGCTGGTATCGATGAAATTGATTTGCCTACAGAAGAGAAAGTGCAACAAACTTTGTTGGTGTTCCAATTTTTAATTCCAACCTTTCACAACACCCCAAGTTTTGGGTTTGTAAAATTATATGCAGAAAGTTTCATAGATCTGTATACAACTGGACCAGACTCTAAAAAAGTAGTGCCTAACAAAACAGAACTTCTCGCTACTATTAGCAAAGATCATATTGAATCTATTGTTAATCCACCACCTCCATTAGAGGCGTGATGTTTGAAACCTGCTGAGAAACCTAAATAATCAATACAATTTATAAGTAGGAAGTTCGATATGTTAGTAATTATTTCTGATCTTCATTTGAACGATGGAACTGTCTGTAAACAAACTACTTCTGGGGCTGCTGAGATATTCTTCATGGAACTAGAAGATCAAATAAATGCAGCTGGTCATAGGGCAGATGGAACATATATCCCAGTGACTTCTATTGATATTGTATTGAATGGAGATATCTTCGACTTCATACGCTCAGACAAATGGTTGTTCGATGACAATAGAAACCCAAGAAAAATCAGACCATGGGATAAAGTTGAGAAATATGCTCCCATCGTAGAACAAATCTGTGCAGACATAATTAGAAATAACGCACAGTTTCTAAACCTTTTCAAAACAGCAGCCACTCAAGGAATTACAATCAGAAATCCAGATGGCACTTCTTATGTGTGTGCGGTGAATTTCCATTACCTAGTTGGCAATCATGACTGGATGCCCTATGTCGAAAGCCATCATCTAAACGCAACCAGATCAATGTTAATAAACGCTCTTGGTCTAACACAACAAAAGTTCCCTTGGAAGATAACAGAGTGGAACGACGATGCGTCTAGATTACATGACATATGTGTTGCCCATAGAGTATATGTCCAGCATGGGGACGAATACGACGAATTCAATTACCACAAGTCTATTGGGCGCGATGGCGCTTCCCTTGGTGATGCAATTGTTATTGAGCTCATCAACAAATTCCCTGAAGAAGTGAAACGAAGAATCTACAAGAAGAACCCTAATGCTGTTCTCCCTCCAGAGTTTCTTCAGGCTCTAGAAGAACTTGACAATGTTCGTCCATCTACACACACTGTGATTTTCTTGAGAATGGTGATCGATAAACTAACTCCAAAAGAGTATAGGAAAATCGTCAAAGAAGTTTTCTATGAATGCTCCAAGTCAATAGCAGATTCTGCAATTTTCAAGAGAGTAAGAGGAATTCATTGGCAGTCGACTTCGAAACTTCGTGCGCTGAACTTCGCTTCTCAGTTTAGTCCAACTTGTATAGTTCGAATAGTTACTCAGTTTGTAGAGTCTATGAGATCTTCTTATGAATCTGCAGCGGCAAAAGAAGCATACATTAAAAATGACATGTGTGACTATGTTGTATATGGTCACACACACGATCTTGCGGTAGAAGGTATTGATCTAGATAAAAACAAACTTCCAAAAGTCTATATCAATTCTGCTACTTGGAGACCCGTTCATAAAGAAATCAATCCAGAACATAAGCCTGAAGGGTTTCCTTATTTTACCCAACAGACGATGACCTGGGTCGCTTTCTTCAAAGAAGGGGAGAGAAAAGGACGCAAATATGAAATTTGGTCTGGTAAACTTGGCGAATAAAATTTATTTTAGGAGAACTTAAATGTTGACTGATATTATCCGTGGTATAGTCTCTGGTGTAATGGGTGTTGTAAACAACAAGCTTACTACCAAAGCAAATGTATCTGAAATTACTCGTATCGATTCAGAACTAGCTGACAAAGCAACTCTCGCGAATCTGATGGCTCTTGAAACTCAAGTCACAGCAATCACAGATCTTGCCCCACAAGATCTTAACACTCTTGCAGAAATTGCTGCTCGTGTTAATTCCGATGCTGATCTTGTTACTGTTGAGATTGCAAATCGTGAAGCTGCTGTTGCAACAGAAGCCGCTGCCCGTATTGCTGCTGACGAAGCCCTTGACAACCGCATTGATGCTCTAGAGGCTTCTTCTGCTTCTGGTGCTACAATCGCTGATGTAAACGCTGTAGTTTCTACTGTAATGGGCGACGAGATCTCTCAGCGTCTGGCTGGAGATGCTGCTCTTGACGCGAGAGTTTCTTCTGTTGAATCTGCTGTTTCTTCTGAAGGCACTATCAACACCAGAATCACTAGCCTCGAAACAGCTATTCAAAGTACTGTAACGGTTTCTACTGTTGGAGCTGCTATTAACGGAGCTCTTGAAACAGAAGCTACTGTTCGCGCTGCAGCTGATGCAGATCTACAGACCCAAATCAATGGTGTTCTTGCTGCTGTGAATCATCTAGTTCTTACTGGAACCACTCTTGAGGGTCTTTCTGGTCAGGCTCTGTTTGATGCTGTTGCCGCTCTTGCTGCTTCCGAAGCAAACCCTACTTGAGATAAATTGTTCTTGAGTTAAATAAATGGTGCGTGGAGAAATCTTCGCACCATTTCTTTTGTTATACAAAATCAGGCTAGAACATTATGAACGCAGACATAATCACCAACATCTCTAAGTCTATTTTTTACAGAGTTGCTCAGGGAGATACAATTCTTAGAGATAGAATAAACATGCTTGAGTTGAGAATACAACACCTAGAAAAATTGTTGAGCGGTGGATATTCTTCGCAAAACACTTCTGGATCTGATACTTCTCCTTCTGCGGACAATTCTGGAGATTCTGTTGATCCTGGAATTCAAATTCCTCTAGAGGATTCGATCAGCCATGTTGTATACAATCAAGAATCTAACATTGTGTATGTCCATACAGTAAATGGATATATGCACGAGTATGAAGGATCCTACTTCGGAATCATACCAGGATCATCTGGACAATATACGTTAGACGTTCCTAATCTGGGACTCTATCAACTTTACATCACAAAACCTACAAATTTAGAGGTGCCTTGATATGCCAAACAACAATCCATTTGCAACACTTGTTTCTTCTATGACAAAATCTATTGTTAGTAGAGTCCACTCCATGCAAAGCCAAGCAGTCTCTTCTTTGATCCAAAGAATGGACCAAATCGACCAGAACATTGCTTCGAAAGCTGATTTGGCTCTCGTCCAACAAGGGTTCGAAGGAATCCGTGGTCTGATCGGCGAGAATGGTTTGATTGGAACAAATGGTCTTGAGCTTTCCGAATCTGACGTTGATGCTCTTGTTGACGCAGCTTTCAGCGTTGTGGCAATTGGACCACAGCCTCTTCCACCTGGATCTGATTCTGGTCTGATCGGCGAGAATGGTCTAACCAACGGTCTGATCGGTGAAAATGGTCTTGAAGAAACAGTTGTCATCGGAACGAAATAATGACCGAGAAATTAACATCGCCTGTTGACGCGATTGTCGAACTAGCAATGACTGTGAACGAGAATCATATAGACTGGGGGATGTTGAGCGTAGACGAGGAGAACGCATATCGGATGATGGCGATTTCAACATTAGAAAACAAGGATCTGGACGATCCTATCATTGGAAGATCTGTTGTAACTGCGTTGCTTGTTGAAAATATGGTTCTTAACATCAAATTATTGCAGGCAATAAAAAAGGGGGCGTAAGCCCCCTTTCATTTATATGGTGTTATTGTTTACATACACCAGCTTGACTTTTTCCCGCCGTCGTACTTCTTAGCAAGCCCGTCGCGAATCAACAAGTCGCCAAGTTTGTCTCCCGCAAGATAAACATCGGCAACAACACGCCCACCGTATTTGTCCCATTCGATGTTTTCAAACGAGATCTGGTATCCAGCTTTCTTGGCTTTCTGGATATACATTAGAGTTTGTTGAGTGGCTCGGTTGGCAAGGTTCTTTTCACCTTGGCACTTGGCAAGGCTACCCTTTTCTGGAGTGTCGATTCCTTTCACTCTGACTTTGATCGGAAGAGCGAAATCTTTAGATCCGTCGACGTTGAGTGTATCGCCGTCAACGACCGAAGTCACTTGCCAGTAATACACTTTGGAACTATACGTTGCTGCTGTAGAAACGATTGGAGCAGCAAGCAACAAAGAAGCTGCGATTATTTTTTTGAACATAATTTCCTCTTGGATGTTAAACCACGTACACTTGTATTAGTTCGCCTAGCTGACCTTCTTCTAGGAGAAATACACAAACGAAACCGTATAAGTCTCTTTCCCTGCAAATTTGCAGAAGCTCATACGTTTGTTTGTCTAGTTCGTATCTAGTCGTGTAGTAAGTAAGCAGGGATTTTCCGTTGTAGTCTTTGAATACTATGGCATGAGTGTGAATCTGTAACATAGGTAAATCTCCGAGCCCATACCATATTTAATAGTTTACTTTAGTCGCCGACTAAAGTAAAGTACCACGCTGTCGGTGATCGGCGAGGCTCGATTTTGCTAAGTTATTGATTTAGAAGGAAAAGGTTCTCTGAGTGAGCCGAGACAGACCCTAATAAAATCAATAACTTACGACTGTCTTCATAGGATAGGAGCCAAGCCCTGAAACCACCCTATAACTTTTCGTTCTAAGCCTCCCAAGCTTATTCCAAATCGGTATAAGGAAACGCTTTACTTCCTCTCAGGATAAGGTATACTTCTTCTTATAAAGTGAGATAACTTGTGGGAAAGCGCCATGAATATCTATGTTACCACCTTTACCTGGCCATACCGCGACGGCTACGATGAGACGAAGGTGTATTACACCATCGCGGGCGAGGAAGAAGCAATCGGATATATGCACCAAATAGGAACCGGAATTTGGTACGCATATTCCGAGGAAGGTGGATGGAGCCAAGGATGCAGGGAAGATATGGAGGAATTTATTAAGTGGCGCATCAGCGTCCTTCTCCCCTCTAACGCCAAACTCAACTACATTTACAAGTGAGGTGATGTTATGACCAAAACGCAACAACTCAACGAAGCGATCCAACAGAAAGAAGCCACATCTAAAAACATCAAAGAACTCATCGGATACATTGACTTCCTGACCGACGATCCGTTCGTGCAAGACCAAGCAAAAAGTATGCTCCGTATCGTACAGGGCAGGCTTGGTCTTATCGAGGACGCTCTGTGGGGAATTAACCAATGACAATCAAGTCAATAAATCTTCCTAAGAACGAAAAACTCGGATACGCCTGGAAACGATTCGACCTAGACGAGGACGACTTCGATCTAGGCGAGTTTGGAGCCGAGCACCTTAAAGTATATGCGACGTCAACAGCAAACGGGACTTACATTGATGTATACGTCGTAGATGAGACGCAGCGTAATTCCAAGAACCGTCCAAGAGTAATTGCCAACATAGTTTTCAGTAAGCACAAAGGTTCCGTTCCTACATATTCTTCGTACTACACTAGGATCGATAACGAATACATGGGGTTTGACATTGCTCCTAAACTGTACGAGTATCTTCTTGTTAAATATCCAGGCTGGATTCTCAAGTCAGGAACTTCGCAGTCGATTGGTGGGAAATCAATCTGGAACAGGCTTGCCAAATCCAGAAAAGTATCAGTGTTCGCAGTAAATAACAAGACCGAGGAACAGTATATTTGTTCCTACTCCGACACGGGAGAAGTCGACTGTCCTATTGACGTCTATTCTTCTTCTGGCTACCATTTATACGCTATCAGGAATCAAGAACTATGTGCGATGCTGTAAGATTTGTTTACTACAACGGAAAGATTTATCTACTTGCTTGCAAGATGTACGTCAGCGATGTGTATGCTAAACTAACTAATAAGAAGCAATAAATCTCTGAGGTATTCGCAATCGTGTTCAAATTTCATCTTCCTCATTTTGTTCTAGACAAAACTATTCAAGGAACATTCAAGCAAGCGTTCAAGTATGCTCCTGCTCACGAAAGAGTGTTCAAACTTCTGCCTCAGTTTGTTTCCCTTTTTGAACCTGTCTCTAGCACGTTTTATATGTGCAACATAGACAAAGTAGATCTGGGTAACGTAAGAGGAGAATGGATATCAAGAAAAAGAACTAACATAAAAGACGACAAGGTCGTATTGTACATTCATGGAGGCGGGTTTGTTACCTGTTCTCCTGCTACACACAGGATAATCGCTTCTTGTCTGTCAAAGTATACCGAGAGGAAAGTGTTCACGGTTCAATATACTCTGGCTCCTGACAAGATGTTTCCGACACAGATAAACGAGTGCGTCGAGGCATATAAGTATCTTCTGTCGTTGGGATATACAGGAAAGGATATTGCAATAGCAGGAGACTCTGCTGGCGGTAATCTAGCCCTCGCTACAACTGAGGCGATTGCAGCGCTCATGCCCGAAAACAAACCAGCTTGCGTAGTTGGTCTAAGCCCATGGGCTGATTTGACAAATAATGGTCCATCTATAGAATACAATCTTTCAACCGATATGATGATTCCACCCCACAGAATGGCTGATTGTAGGAAAATGTATGTCGGAGAGAAAACAGACGAGGAACTCAGGAATCCTCTTATTTCTCCAGCGTTTGCCGACTTTTCCCAGTTCCCTCCAATACTGATTCACGTCGGTGGAACGGAAGTGCTTTTGTCCGACGCTAAGTTTGTCAACAAGAACGCAAAAGCCCAAGGCGCATACTGTACTCTCAAGGTATGGGAGAAACACGGTCACGTCTTTCAGATGTGGGCGGCGCTTCACAAAGACGCAAGGCAATCCCTCAAAGAAATTGCAAACTTCATGAAAATCCACTGGTGCGTATCTATCTAGAGGCAAAAACAATGGAACTAGGAGAAATTGGTGTTATTATACAAATATCAGTAATTTGTTTGCTTGTTATGTTTATTGGAATTATATACTTTACGGAATAACATCTGAGGTGTTTATGAATGATCTAGACTTCAAGGCTCTCTCGGAGACTCTGTTGTTGGTGATGGAAGAATGCTCTGAAGTAACTCAGGCTTGCTCCAAGATCATCCGATTCGGACTTGACAATTCATACGATGGCGTTTCTAATCGCGACCATCTCCAGACCGAGATTGGCGACCTAACATATCTCTTTACTTTTCTGATGGATAAAGGTATCATTGACAGTAATAAAGTCGCTGATGCTTGCAGAGCCAAACAAGAAAAACTCAAGCGTTGGACTGAATCGGGTCTTTTCAACTAAAATCTTCGGTAAAACAATATGTCTTGGCTCGATCAGAAATACATCGGGTTGGTCTCCCCACGCCTTGAGCGTTTCAAAAGATCGGGTGCTGGATATGTTTTCAGATGCCCGTTCTGTGGCGACTCGCAGAAGAACAAATCCAAGACTCGTGGAAACATTTACCAGCACAAGACCGAGTTTTGGTTTGGTTGTTTCAACTGCGGTCTGAAATATTCTTTTGACACATTCCTCAAGAAGATCGATCCAACACTACACACAGAATACAAGACCGAGAAGTTCAAAGAAAATGGTTCGCTCCAAGCCCCTAAAACGGCTGCGAAGCAACGCACTCCCATGGTTGATACCAAGCCAACCCAAGACATTTCTCGGCTCTCTGATCTTGAATTTGGACACCCTGCAAGAGCGTATTGCCGAGACCGCCTGATCCCTGAATCGAAGATTTCCAAAATCAAGTACACAGACAACCTGAAAGATTATGTTGTCAACAAGCTTGGCATCGAAAAATACAAAGAAAGGAACCTGCCTTCTGATGCCAGAATAGTTTTTGAGATGCGAGACAAGAACGACAGACTATTCGGTTTCCAAGCCAGAACCATTGACAGCAAAGTTGACAAGAAATACAGGTTTATCACTATCAAGACCGATGACGATTTCCCCAAGGTATACGGGCTTGACTCTGCTGACTTGAAAGAATATCCTGTGTTTGTTACAGAGGGAATCATTGACAGTCTGTTTTTGCCGAACTGTCTGGCTATCTGTGGTGGTGACGTTGGTGGTCTGCAAACGGTTTTCAAACAGACTCCCTCGCGAGAGGTCTACGTCTGTCTAGATAATGAGCCTCGTTCGAAAGACACGATTATGAGAATGGATCTAGCGATCGATCTTGGATACAACGTGATGTTCTGGGAATATGACAGTTCGTTGAAAGATATCAATGACATGATCAAAGCCGAGATCACAACCAGAAACATTCTCGAGTCAATCAAGAAGAATTCAAAGCGTGGGGCTGCTGCGAAGCTGGCTCTAAAAATGTGGAAGAAAGTCTAACGGAGAACAAATGAAAGTCAAACTAATATCATATACCCAACCAACAGAAGAATTTCGTGAATTGACTGGAGCCAAGGACGTCCAGGATTTGATTGTCTACTGCGCTCGAGTTTCCAATCCTTCGAATCAATCTAATTTTGAAACATCAGAAAAACTCCTGAATTATCTTCTGAAGCACAAGCACTTTTCACCGTTTGAGATGTGCAATGCGGTTCTAGAAATTGAAACGACTCGTGATATTGCTCGGCAATTATTGCGCCATCGTTCTTGCGCTTTCCAAGAGTATTCGCAACGATACGCAGATCCAACAAAAGATCTTGAATTCGTCACTCGCCAAGCAAGATTCCAGGATGATAAGAACCGTCAGAATTCAATCGACATTGACTTAAATATCCCTGCCCATCGGGAACTGTCCCGACTGTGGGAAGAAAAACAACAAGAGATAAATCGCATAGTTCGTGATTCATATTCTTGGGCAGTGTCAAACGGAATAGCCAAAGAGCAAGCGAGAGCAATACTACCAGAGGGCAATACCGTATCAAGGTTATATGCCAATAACACCATAAGAGGCTGGTTGCATTATTGTGAAGTCCGTACTGACCCTTCCACTCAGAAAGAACATCGCGAACTCGCCCAAGCGATTGCTATTGAAATAGCCAAAGTGATCTCGTTTTTCAAGAAGTTTGAGTGAATTATAATAAGGAGCAACAATGAATCAATATCAAGAGTACATCCATCTTTCCAGGTATGCTCGTTGGAAAGATGATGCGGGTCGTCGGGAAACTTGGGACGAGACCGTATCGCGCTATGTAAATTTCTTCAAAAACAAACATCCAGAATTTCCTCAAAACGAAATAAAAGACGCAATCAAGAGCATGAAAGTCATGCCATCGATGCGTGCTCTAATGACCGCAGGAAAGGCACTTGAAAGAGACAACGTAGCTGGCTATAATTGTTCGTATATCGCTGTTGACCATCCTCGTGCATTTGATGAGATCATGTATGTCTTGATGTGCGGGACTGGCGCAGGATTCTCGGTCGAGCGTCAGTTTGTTTCCAAACTCCCAAGCGTTCCTGATGAGTTTCGTGATTCCGACACAACGATCGTTGTTGCTGATTCCAAGATCGGATGGGCTTCTGCGTACAAAGAACTAATCAATCTTTTGTTTGCTGGCGCTATTCCTAAGTGGGATATATCAAAAGTACGTCCTTCTGGTGCTCGCCTGAAGACATTCGGTGGTCGTGCTTCTGGACCTGCTCCTCTTGTTGATCTGTTCAAGTTTACGATCAACGTGTTCAAGCACGCAGCTGGTCGCAAACTTTCGTCTATTGAATGTCATGACATTGTTTGCAAGATTGCTGACATTGTTGTCGTTGGTGGAGTTCGTCGTTCTGCTTTGATCTCTTTGTCAAACTTGTCCGATGATCGTATGCGCAATGCCAAGAACGGTCAGTGGTGGGTCGACAACGTCCAACGTGCGCTTGCCAATAACTCGGCAGCATACACAGAGAAACCAGACGTTGAGATCTTCCTGAAAGAATGGCTCTCTTTGATCGAGTCAAAGTCTGGTGAGCGTGGAATTGTCAACCGCCAGGCAATCCAGAAGAAGATCAAAGATCTTGGTGTTCGCGATTCGAACCAAGAATTCGGTCTCAATCCTTGCGCAGAGATTTTCTTGCGCCCCTCTGGATTCTGCAACTTGTCAGAAGTGATCATCAGAGAAGAAGACAGTCTAGAAGATCTGAAAGAAAAGGTACGTCTGGCAACTATCGTCGGCACTTTCCAATCAACGCTGACTGAATTCAGATATCTGCGCCCAGTCTGGAAAAAGAACGCTGAAGAAGAGCGTCTACTTGGTGTGTCGATGACGGGAATTATGCAGCATCCTGTTCTGTCGAAAGTCTCAGACGAAGCGGTTCGTTGGTTGAAAGAACTCAAGCAAGTTTCGCTTGACACCAACGCAGAGTGGGCTGACAAACTTGGAATCAATCGTTCGGCTGCAATCACTTGCGTCAAACCTTCAGGAACAGTATCAGAATTGACTCAGACCTCTTCTGGGATCCATCCCAAGTATGCTGACTTCTACGTTCGGACGGTTCGTGGATCAAACGACGATCCTATCACCAAGCTGATGAAAGATCAAGGTGTCCCAAACGAACCCGATGTCACCAAGCCAGAGAAAACCACTGTGTTTTCGTTCCCTGTGTTCTCTGGAACTTCTGGAGTCTCTCGCGACGACATGACTGCCATTGAGCAGCTTGAGCACCAGAAGATGTTCAACGAACACTGGTGTGATCACAACGTCAGTATCACGGTGTATGTTCGTGACGATGAATGGCTGGAAGTTGGATCTTGGATCTACAAGAACTGGAACAAAGTCTACGCAACATCGTTCCTGCCACACAGCGATCACGTGTATGCACAAGCCCCGTTCCAGGAAATCAGCAAGGATGAGTTTGAGAAGATGGCAGAGGAATTCCCAATCGTAGACTGGTCAGAATTGGCTAACTACGAGAAAGAAGACCAGACAGAATCAACTCAAACGCTGGCTTGTACTGGAGGAGTATGTTCCATAATCTAGCAGGAGTTCCTATATTATTCGTAGGCAGTGTGGGATTCTTTGCAATCCCACTTGCTTGCGCCTTTATAGAATATAAGACACGAAAAATTCGGAGGAAGTATGTACCAACATAACGCACTCACAGCTTCAAGAAATACGTTTATGTTATCTGTGTACACAGTAGCAAGCGTCTTACTGAATGTTGTTCTTATCGGATACGTTATTTTTGATAAGTTGTTTTAGAAACTATATTTTGCTCTGACTTCAAACCCAGAATCTTTATAAGGAATAGTATTGACCTTAAAGAGATATGGGTTTGTTGCTGCTAGTGCTTGTACGACTGGGTTTGTCATATCAAATCCACTCCTAAATCCTGCAAGACCAACTTCTCCTTCCATTTTTCTTAGCATGAATCTTGCACTAAGATTTCCAGTGAAATTATATGTGAAACCTGCGTTTATTTCTTTCGAGTACCCTATTTCAGACTCGTGCCAATTCACATAAGAAAAATGTAATGTATGATCGTCGTATGATCTGCTTAACCCATATGCCTCTGCTCTTTGTACAAAGTCGTATCCATCGTATAGTTCTGCAGACTCAATGTACCTTTCAATAGAAACATAATAATTCTCTAGAAATCTTTCTTCTAGTCCAATTCTGTAGTATCTTTGATCATCGAATTGTGTTTTCGTGTTATACATCCTGATTGGAGAATTTGGATCTTGTTTTGGGAAGTCCGTGTAAATTGGCTGCACGTTCCTCAGATATTCTACTTTAATAAGTCTGTCGTTTCCTGTGTCGTATTGTACAGAGAAATACGAGATCTTTCTTCTCAATCCTATGGGTAGATTGATTTGTTGCGGGAAATCTCCCGTTGCATTTTTGTCAACTACGATCTCCCCACCACCAGAAAAGAAATCGAACTTGTAGTTCGGAGGGAGAAAATTGATATAGGGTTCAAGACTTGCTATGTTGACAGAGGTGTTCAGGGTAAGTTCTTCTGGGTAAAAATATCCAGCGGTGTAGATAAATTTTCCTGTTTGAAACTCGAACATAATCCCCTCAGAAACTGGGGGGATGTATTGATTGTAATAATATGAAGCGAATGAATCTGACAGAGTTCTTCCATTTTCTATGGTAGGAATCAATTTTTGTTTATCGTAAAGTCCTACTGGAAGAGCAAGTTTCCCAACATAAATCCTTTCTCTAGTTTCTCCTATTTGAAATGGAATAGTCAAACCAAGTTGCTTTATTTCGTTTTCTTGTTCCTTTCCTTCTACAATCGGTCTAACAGAAGCGGAAGAATCCCCAACAAGAACATCTGCAAACAAAGAGAAACGCTTGGTGAAGTAGACCAGGTTTGATCCAAATAGAGTTTGTGGTTTCCTTTCTTGCCCCATTTTATCAAACGAATCCAGAGAATAATCCATCATAATAAAATGGTTGTGCGAGAAAACGTGATCTTCTCTTTTTATTTTCTTGCATTCGCATTCTTCATTTTCAACAGAAGAATGCGCTCCTGTTGAAAAGAGCAACCCAATGACAGAAGCAAGACTAATAAATGACTTCAACGACATATAGATTCTTCTCGTCTTTGTAGATGAGGTTATCTTTCAAGTATCCTATGGAATTGTTTGTCGACATAAGTTTCATATACATTTGTTCTTGACTCTTTACTATAATAGGCGGTATGGCTCTACCCCTATAAAGATATCTTTCTTTACGGGTTTTGTACTGGTACGGAGTCATTGCAAGATTTTGTATTACAAAAAGTTTGTGTTCGATTGAATTTTCTGGAAACTCAAGAACAACAACAGGAGAACCGTCAATCCAAGTGTTGGATTTGTGAGTGAAAATATCCACAAGAGAGTCAACATGCACTCTCTTGACACGAGATCTCTTGGTAATTGGATCTACAGGAACAATTACTTCTTGAAAACTATCCATGTAGATCCTAGTTTCTGCTGCTGTATTTGCTGTTATCGGTAGACACAGCAATACAGCAGCAATAAGTCTGCTCATAATCATATCAAGGCTCCTGTTCAATGCCTTTGTATCTCAGAGTTCTAATCAGTTCAGTAACAGTTTCGTTCATAGAACGCATATCGTTTTGTATATTCTCGATATCTATTCTGTTTTTGTTGGCGTAGTCTTGATATTTCTCGTCCTTTATTTTTTGTTTTTCCAGATCGTCGATACGATTTTCTAGTTCGCTAACGAGAGAAACGAAATGTAGATACGCAGCAAAAACAGAAGCGATGACTGCGCTCATCAGACCGAAGAACTTCACGACCGAATCTACATTAATGACGGCTTTTTCTTCGTTCATATACAACACCCCTATGTATAAATAGTATTTAGTTGCGAACGCTTTTGGCGTATTTTTTATACGCAACCTTCACCAAGCTAAATTCGTACCTAAATAGAGGAAAATTTTATGATCATGGGTATTATTGAAGCATTCTTTACTGCTATTACTAAGCCAGTTGTTCTAGTGAAAAAACTTGTAACGACTGCTTTCTATTGGTCCACTCGCATATTCGGCGTTTCTGTTGCAGCATTTCAAAAAGATAAAGGGGAATGATTTATGTCGGGCACTACTATCGCTATTGTTTATTCTCTACTCGGTCTTGGTTCTACTGGGGTTGGCGCTCTAAAGTCAACCAACGAACTCAAGGCATTTGCTGAGAAATATGGTAACACCAGTCTTTATAGCCTTCTAGGTGTTGTGACTGTTCTTTTCCCTGTTGCTCTTGCTCTCGGTACTCTGATGTACTTCGGTAAAAATCAGCAAGCCAAGAAGAAAAATGCCATTCAGGAACTGGTTGAAATTGTTAAGCCAGCCGAACCAGTCGAGGAAGAAAAGAAAGACTAACGTCTTTACTTTTATGACGGGGTGAGTTAGAATAGCTTTATTGCCTACTAACTCACCCTTTCATATATGCATATAACAGAATCTATCCGCAAAGACCTAGAATCCATTCCCCTTGAAGACGTGATACAACGATATTATTACGTCCCTTCCAATATAATCAAATCAATCCATAAAGAACTTGAGTATTACTGCCTCGCCCAGATGATTCTCGAAGACCCTGATTTCGATGACTGGGGTTGTGGTCGTCTAGACCAGTCCATTTCAATTTAGACTTTACTTTTACAGAAAGTAGGGTTATTATAGTCTATATCAATCCAAACATCAGAGGATAAAATGGTAAAGGTTATTGTTGCCACAGAGAAACACAACGCAGATCATCTCATCGGTCAGTTTCTGGACGAGAGTCACTATGACGTTGTGATCAACGAGGACACAGACTTCTACGGGTTTCCTGATTGTTCTGTTGAAATTGCTTCTTCTTGTCAAGATCGCACAGGATGCTCTGGTTGCGAAAAGGGCAGAGACGAACGCAAAATCGGATTCATCTTCCGCAAGAACTTCTTTTCCAAAGAGCAACAAGATCAAGCCTACGAAGGCTTGCGAGAAGCTGCAGTACAGTCTCAGAACCGTGGAATGGCAGCTGGTCCAAAAGTTGACAATCTAGGTGGTCGCGAATGGGTCACCGAAGAACAATACGAGATTCTCGACTGTCTGATGACTGCAACAAATACGCTCATTGAAAGTTCCGACCCAATACAAGAAATCAGAGCCAAGTACAAGAACAAACCAGCTTCCTCTTCAAGGGGACAGGTCTGGCTTTCACAGAAAACGAAAGAATCAAACTTTGAGTTCAACCAATGGCTTGAATCCATCAAGGATCTTCCACAAGAACAAAAAGCAGAACTAGCCAAAAAAGTCTGCAAGGATATGATTAGTACCACAACTTACGCGAACTCTGTGTTCAGTGGTATATGTGGTTGGTTCGATCGGTATCCTCGGATTCCATACGGTCGGGCGACTTCATACACCGAACATAACTTCGATCAGTTCAAGAAGGCTTTCCCTTTCTTGAAATCTCTCAACGACGCATTCAAAGAACTTCTACCTTGGAGATGGAACAATCAATATGAGGCATCTAAGAAAATCGATCCTGCTTTCTTGGTTCCCGACACAGTCTTTACGACTGTCACTGTCAACAAAACTTTCAGAACAGCAGCACACCTAGACGCTGGTGACTTCTCTGACGGTCTTTCTAATCTATGTGTTCTTTCCAACGATGGACGATACACTGGTGGATATCTGGTTCTTCCTGAATATCGAGCAGCTATCAATGTTCGTCCAGGCGACTTGTTGCTGATCAACAATCACGAAGTAATCCACGGAAACACTCCTATTGTTTGCGAAGAAGGATCAGAGCGCATCTCGTTGGTTTGCTATCTGCGAGAAGGAATGTTGGATCTTGGCTCTAAACAATACGAAGATTATCGCTACGAGTTTGTTGAGTTCCGTCGCAAGAACAAAGAGCATCCACTACAAAGACCTCTTTGGAACGGGATCTCTCCAGGAATGTGGGCTGATGCACCAGAGAAAGGCGGGAACTATGAAACCTCAAGAGAATGGTATGACTTTTTGAAGTCGAAAGAAAACGGAGATAAGTATTTGAGCCGCCACCACCCGCATCTAGTAGAAGCGTTTGAAAATTCTGTTTCTCTTGAGGATTTCTTTTCTTAATGTGCGCTGTACTTGGTGCTGTTATCATCAAACCTTCTGACATAGATTTTGTTTTGCTGAAAACACTTTTCGAAGAATCTAGCGTCAGAGGGTTGCATGCTACTGGAGTTTCTTTTGTGAGGAACTCCAGGGTCGAAACAATCAAATTGCCCGTTCCAGCAAGAAAATTTCCATTTGAATTTCAAAATTATTTGAATGAGGATGGAAATTTGTATTTGATAGGTCATTGCAGATATTCTACAAGCGATCTTGAATACAATCAGCCAATAGCAAACGAACAGAAATCAATCGTTCATAATGGAGTTATCACTCAAGAAGATTCTTCTTTGTGGAAAGAACTCTATGGTGTAGACTGCACAACCAAGAACGATTCTGAACTTGTGCTTCTGTTCGACGATGCACTCCAGAGATTCAACAGCATGTCAATGGGAGTCTGTGAACTCAGTGCAGACAAAACTCTCAAATTCTATCGAAACCACAAAAGACCGTTGTATTACATAGAATATGAAACGGGAGTTCTAGTTGCA